ATCCCCGCACCAGGACCGCCCGCACTGGGGCCTGGCGGCCCGATGGGCAGTGGCGGGCCACCGATGGGTCCGGGCGGACCCCCGATGCTCCCCGGCCAAGCTCTCGTGCCTTCTGGGGCGCCGCCGATGGGACCGGGTGGTCCCCCGATGCCTCCCGGTGGCCCACCGATGCCCCCTGGGGCACCCCCGATGGGCCTGATGCCGCCGCCACCGGCCGAGAAGCCGGTCGAACTCTATGACCTGCGGAAAGGCCGGTACGGCATCACCGTCAGCATCGGACGCAGCTACAAGAGCCGGCGCGAAGAAGGTGCGGACGAGATGGGCCAGCTCTTTTCGGCAAACCCCTCGTTGTTCCCCATCCTGGGCGATATCTACCTCAAGTTCCGCGACTTCCCCGGTCATCTGGAAGCGTCTGAGCGTGTCAAGAAGATGCTGCCGCCGCCGCTGCAAGACCAGGACGATGGTCCCGACCCGCAGATGCTCCAGCAGCAAGTGCAGGAGTCGGGACAACTCGTGGAGCAACTCACGAAGGCGCTGGATGAGAAAACCCAACTCCTCGCCACCGACGCGCAGAAATTGCAGGCCCAGACCGCGCAGACCCAGATGGACAACCAGGCCAAGCTCGACATCGAGCGCATGCGGATCGAAATCGAGCGCATGCGGAACGAGACCGAGCTCACCGTCACGGCCATGAAAATAAAAGCGGATGAGGCCGAGGCGCGGCTGAAGTCCGACACGCGGCTCGCGGAATCCGAGCAGTCGAGTACGACCAAGATGATGCACGACGTGACCGAGCACCAGCACCGCGAGGAAATGGCGGTCATCGACGGGCTCCAGAAAGAATCGGCCTCGGCCCAGTCTGCGGAGCAAGATGAGCACGCATCCGTGCTCGCGATTGAGTTGACGCCGCCTGACAAGGTCGAGTGATGCCCCCACCACGCAGACGACGCCGCGTCCAGCTCTCGGCCTACGACCGGGAACTGCTCCAGGCCGTGAACGACCGCCGACTCGACCGCGACGACCCGGAGGTCCAGGCCGTGCTGCAACGACTGGAACAGGTGCCGGGGCGGGAGCCGTGGCAAACCGCCGACGTGCGCGTGCAGCCCGAGGCGCCGCCCCCGCCCAGCTCGTTCGAGCCCGATGTGGCGCTGACGCGTGCGGGCCAAGCTGGGCGCGAGAGCATCGCAGACCAGATGCGTCGCCGTGCGTTTAGGGAGAACCCCAACCCAGTCAGTCGATCCGAGTCTTACGGCTTTAGTGACATGGGCATGGATGTCGCCAATGCAGCGGTCAGGGGACTCGGCGCGGAAGTGAGCGTCAACCCACAAGACTGGCTGGACACGCCGGATCGGTATCGACAGCCTGACCGTGGACCCATTGGGACGCCCCGTCCTGATGAGGGGAGGCCGACGATTGGTCCGACGACCACCGCGGGGCAAGCCCTCACCGCGTTTGGCGCCGTGCTCCCGTGGGCGTATTCCAAAGGGAGCGACCTCCTTACGGGGCAAGACCACGCGACCCCCGCACCGAATATTTTCACAGAGGGCGAGCAGCCGACGTTCAGAAGTGTTTTTGCGGAGCATGGGTACCCAGACAGTATGGGGACTATCGGGTCGATGTTGGATTGGACCGTGGACCCATCTAACTTCATCCCCTATGTGGGCACGGCAGCGAAAGTCTTAGGGACCGCCGTCGCCGCACTGCCGCCACCTAAGGCATTGAGAGCATTACAAGATGTGCTCCCGGCGAAGAACTGGAACCTCTTCCGGCGAGGAGTGGAAAACACGCCCGGTGCCACGCGTCCATTGTCGATGTTGTTGCCATCGGAAATAGAACCGCTGACTCGGTCAGCCGACGCGGTGCAACGCTTTGTGGACACATACAACCAGTTGCCGGACGCCGACTACCTTGCGGCGGCTATTCGGCGTGGCGCCCCAAAGCGCGGATGGTATGCGAATAGTCGCCAGGCGCTGATGGATATATTCGGTGACGATGCCGATATGTTCACGGGCGTGTTGGCGTCGATGTCGCCGCAGACCAGCGTCGAGAGCAACATGACGAACGCGCTGAATACGTTTGTGAACTGGCGCGCTGCTGGCCGACCCACAACGGAGCAGGCGATCAAAGACATCATGGCGCGTAGTGTTCAGGGCGGCACCGAGAAGAGCGTCCTGAACGCATGGACGCCCAATACGGTGCGCGTGCTGCAAGGGGGACAGTCAATCTCAGGCCCAAAGATCGACCAGTTCTGGCTGGCGTTGCGAGAGCGCGCACTGGAAACCCGTGTCGGATCGATGGACCCCAATGACGCGATGGTGCTGGATGCGTGGATGGGAAACCTCATGGGCGCCGACCAAAAGCTCTGGGGCGGGAGCTTGACCAAGGCGAACGCACCGGCGCGTCTTGCGACCGGTGATGCCGGGGCCACGACCTCCTACCTGGCTGGCGTTGCCAGGATGCGAGAAGCCGCGAAGAAGGTTGGCGTCGAAGGCGCCGAGGCCCAAGAAATGGCATGGTCAACCGCGATGGCGCTGTATGAGCGGGCGTCAGTGGAAGGCATCTCCGCGAGAGAAGTGCTGCGACGTGGCCTCCTGACTGATGAGGTCGTCGCTGGGACGCCGGACTTTGCGACACTGTTGCGAGATCCTGAGTTTTCCTCAATTCTGAGTCGCGACACGGATCTGTCGTCACGCGTCGCGTCATTGACACCCACGCCACGGGCGGCCACGGACGCCATCGCCATGAGCGACACGGACCAGCGTCATCTCCTGCGCGTGGCTGACACGCTGGACGAGCTGCGCGCCATGCGGTTAACCGATACGGCGGTGCAGACGCCACGGGTGCCCGCGGGGGAACTCGCGGCAGTGATGCCGACTGAAGCCGTCACAGACAGGCAGTGGTCGTCACTGCTGCCTCACGGTGACACCACGCCGGGGCAGCGCGTGTATCGATCTCCTCGTATCGCTGGAGCAGGAGAGACCCTGCGCGAACAACAAGGGATACTGGACGCGGCCCTTGGAGGCGGCACGGGATCGAGATCAAGAGGATTGGGTTCGTGGGTCGATGACGCGGGCCAGGTGCAAGAGAACCCGCTGGCATCGTATGGCGTCAGGGGGCGAGAGGTGCGTGGGGGCGGCCTTCCGGTTGGAGACGAGCGGAAGTTACGAACGGCACGGGACATTGTCGCGGGTGGCACGGGACAATCCGCTACCTCTCACGTCGTGATTAACCCGCGGATGCCACGCGCACAACATAATGCGGCCACGATCTACGCGCAACGTGACATTCCGGCGAACGCGATATCAGCCTTCGCGGCGGATCTGCGGGCGCTGAATGTGGCGGGGAGTTTCACCCCAGTCCATAGCGGCCGATCCGTCCGCGTGTTGCGATTAGACGATCAGTTTAATCCGATGGTGATGTCGTCATCCGAGGAGGCGTCCGTTCGCCAGCTTGCGACGCGGCATCTCGGGACCGAGAACGCGAAGGGGCAGTGGGCCGCGCCACGTATGGAAACAGGACAGAACATGGCGAAAGACGGCTACCGTGAAATCTCACAGGGCGCAGACCCAGGGTCAGGGGAGCGCGTGCGTCGGATGGTGGGAGACGTGTCGGACTGGTCGGACCTCTCGCTCGCCGACCAACGGCGTATGGACCCCGAGATTAAGGCATGGGCGACGAGGTTGCAGGAAACATACGATATGACACGCGTCCGGCGAGAGCGCCCTGATGAGGCCAGAATGCTTGAGATTCTCGCCTCATCAGGGGGGTCAGGGTTGGCACGGGCACGCCAAGCCGGTGTGGTGTTGCCCGCGTTGGCGGCACTAGGGTTTCGTCGTGCGCCGTCTCGGGAGTCGGGCACTGTCCCGCAAGGTGAGGAGTCGTGAGTGTTCGGCTCGCGTCCACGCCACCACATCAGGCATCACGGTGACGTAATGCAGTTTCCCCTCATAGCGCCAGTCGTCCTTGTCCATCGTCTCGAGCTCGTGCTTCACAAACTCAATGCGTGCTTCAACAGTCCCATCAAGCCCGCGCTCGCAATACTTGATCTTGTCGGCCACGGGCATGGAGCCATACATCCGCGCCATCCCTTGTCGGGGCTTGCCGGTGTAGGGGTCATGAGCGGGATCATGCGGGGTTGTCATGGAACACCTCATCGTGCGCGGAAAACCACCCACCTGGCGTGGGTTGGTGACCGTCACAGGGCCGCGCCCCTCGGGTCGTCTGGATGAGCGGATGAGGCGCAGAAGGAGCGCCCCATCAGGGGTCAGTATATCAAAAAGGACGCCCTCTCGCTTTGCCGGCGTATGTGTGATATTTATGCAGTGTTAATTGACCGACGCTTTTACTTGGGCGCGACTGATTCTCGTGC